GAGATTAAATCCTCGGAAGTTTTGTCTGCCATCCCGTTTAAACCTCTATTTGGGCATACCACTGGAAGACAGAGCAAGACAATATGGATGTGTTTTATGAAACTGCCAATTAACGTATAACGGAACTGAAATGAAGATAAAGTTTATCCAGAAGAATATATTGTTAGTCCACCGGATGGGACTGTATTCTCCTGTACAGAAAATAGTATCCTAGAATATTTGGATATAATCTAAAGTTTTTTTACACCCATTTTTTTGAAAATATTATCAACTGCGTTTATGCTATCAATATCAATTTTATGCAAACTCAACATCTTACAAATTAATTGTCCGTTAACATTTAATGAATGGTTCTGCATGTCAACTCCTAGGGTATAAGGAGGATGCCTTTTGAGTAGATTAAGACGAATGAGCTCTTTAATTCCAAAATATATTTCCATTGATTTTATATCTCCTGAATTCTCAATGTATTTGGTACAGTTAGACAAATCTAAAATAGCGCAACTTTGAAAGTACCTAATAATACATAGTTGATTGAAAGATAGTTGCTTAATAATATTTTGCATATAAAGAGCATTTGTGTAATCTACTTCTGGAGAGAATCCTAAATTAGCAATAAAATAACCATAAAATTCAGATTTTTTATGTTCCGAATCAAGCATGATACTATTTATGGTAGCTTCTATCACATCGCTAGCATCTGAATAATTCATATTAGAAGAGACAAACATATCATCTTGCCTAAATGGAATGTTATTCTTCATATTTTCATTAACTTGATTTACAGCTGACATGTAAGATATACCTAACCTTATTGTTTCTTTCTTTGTGACACCTTTTTGGAATATGTCAAGAAGAATAGAATCAATAGCTGTCGATAATAATGGTTGCACCCCAGCTGCAAAAATCATGCTTTCTGGTGTGCCTTTTGCTACTATCGGAATAATAGCAGTAGACATAGCACTAATGATTTCGCTAATTTTCATAATAATAAGTTTTAAATGTGGCGAAGCAAAAATAGTAATAATCTGGGTACGTTCTCCATTTTCTATGATAAAGTTTTAAATATGACAGTTTGGATTTCTTCGGAGGCGTGCCTTTTAATTCAAAAATAAATTAGAAATGAGTAAAACAACAATTTATTACCTATGCCTAGTAGCAATGTATATGCTGCTAGGATAGATGGAAAGGAGAAATATGGATAAAGATAAATTCAACAAAGCAATAGAAATCAACAATAAAATAGATGAATACAAAGAGCATAAGATGGCACTTGAAAATTCCAACATAAAATGTGGTGGTGGATTGATATTTACATACAACAGGATGCACAATGATGTACCATTAAAGGAAGAAATTTTTGGTAAGAATTTCTTTCAGTGCTATCTGTATGCTTTGGATAGTAAGATAAAAGAATTACAAAAAGAGTTTGACGAATTATGATAAAGGAATATATGAAACAGACAGTAGAAGAAGCGGCAATAAGCTCACAATGCGAAATGGGCTGTCAAGATTGCCCTAATCATGCACAGGCATATGATGGATATTATAGTAGCAAAAATGTTAAATGTCCTTTTATATTAGGTGCAGAATGGCAGTCAAAACAATCCCTTGGATAAGCGTTAAGGAACGGTTGCCGGAAAATAACACAGTGGTTCTGACAAGAGGGGCTTATGGCTTCCTTATTTGCCAGCTTTCATCTTTGGGTGAATGGGAAACTGGAGCAAATGTTAATAAAGAAAGATTAGGCATTACCCATTGGTTACCTATCCCGTCTTTCGATGAAATACTTGAAGCCAACAGGGATGTGCTTGAACGAATTAAAGAGAAAGGAGATTGAATATGGATAACAAAGAACTATCTGATAAAATAATTGATATTGTAAGAACTATACGAAAAATACCTAGAGAACAAATCAATAATCCTTTCGAGATACAAGTTATTGTAGTTAAACCTAAAGATTATGGAAATAAAGAACGTAGGACAACTTAGAAAAATCATAGAAAACCTTTCCGATGATTTTGAAATCGAGATGCGTATCAGACGCAAATTGACGGATGAAGAATTGAAAAATTGCAGATACCCTTATCCTTACGATACAGAGTATTTAACTTTGGAATTTGACGATATAGGCGTTTCTAACAAAGTATTGTGTTTGGGTGTAACTTCTAATGAATGAACGGTATGGAAATAAATAACGGAATAATAATAGATGGAGTGCTGCATGAAATGGTTGAACTGATTGATGCGTCCTGTATGAATTTTGATTGCAGTAAATGTTCATTGCGTAAGGAATGCAATGAGTGTGAGGTGAAGCATGAAACATATCTGTGCGATGTGATGGGTTGCTTCTTCTTTGTTAATCGTGGCAAAGTAACGGATATTAAGATAGATAGGGAGGAATGACTATGGGATTTACAACACCGTGCTTTATACGCAAAAATACTGCTAATATTAGAAATAGATTAAAAGAACTTGGCTATTATTGTAATCCATATTTAGGTTGGCATAATCTATTTACTTGTGTATTTGGAGTTAATTCGGTTTATTCATTGGACGATTATGATAAAAATGGTCTTAAAGAAATAGATGGTCTTATTGATTGCGGAACGAATGAAGAACTATTCCTAGCTATAGCTGCATTAAGGGATGATACAGACAAGTATCAATGGTTTACGGATGGGAATAAATGGATTATGTGTCCTGCAATCAAGTTCTCTACCTATTGGGTTTACAATGATATTGATGTTAATATAGATACCGTTCACAAGGCTACCGTAGACGAACTGATTGAACACTTTAAAGGAAAGGAGAACCAACCATGACCGAAGAACTTGTAACATTGGAAACAGCAAAGATGCTGAAAGAGAAAGGGTTTAATTGGAAGTGTGAACACACAATAAGTTGCGATAATATTATTAGAAGATACGACATTCCGCAAAGTATGTCATGTTGTACGGAAATAGATAACGAACCAGTTGAATTTTTGTGTCCAGTGTTGTATGTTGCCCAAAAGTGGCTTCGTGAAACTAAGAACCTGCATATCGAAATATCCTATATGTATGAAAACTATTGGACGTATGATATACTGACAATTCCGAGACATGACTTGATAGGATTGTCTGACAGACCTATTATCCGTTATAATACCTACGAGGAAGCACTTGAAGCAGGATTACAGGAAGCATTAAAACTTATATGATTATGAAAACAATTATATTTACAATCATATGTATTATCGCCCTATTATGGGTTGGAGATCTCACAATTACATTTAAGCCGTTTTCCATCTCGTTGCCCGGTTGGTATAAGCCTGTAGGTATCCTTCTATTTTTTCTGTCAATGGCGGTATATACTATAGGGGAATATACTAAAGGCTATAAACAGGGTTTCGATGATGGGATAAAGGAATGTGTTGAAATACTTAAAAAGAAAAATCCATGAGCAAACTATACAAAGTAACCATTTTCGGGGAATCATTCTTAATCGGATGGTTCCCTTTTTCTTCACGCTGGTATAACAAGCTAAAGATAATCAAATGATAGTACGTCATTTTATAAGAGTTCCGGTTGGAAGTACTGTCTATTGCGACAATCAGCCGGTTAAAATACTAGAGAAAGGATATGCCCTTGCTCTATGTGATGTTAATGGGAAACGGGTATATATCACTTGCTATGATTTGGAAAAGAAACCATTCGTCAGCACGAATGGGGAAGAATGAAAAAGAGCCAACCCACGCACGACCATGAATCAGCTCTTCCTTACACGATTATGATGCAAATATACTATTTACTTTTAAAATAATCGTGTTATGGAACTGGATTTTAACAAAATAATTCGTCTTAAAAAGATTCGTATCGAGAAATCAGAACTTTCAGAGGAAGAAAACGCCTTGACCACCCCGGTTCTGAAAGATAAAAGCCTTATTAGGGATATCTATAAAATCTTCGTTGAGCTATTGAATAGCAGAAGTCTTCCCCCTTGTATTGATAGTGTTACCCAGCGGAAGAAGTTCATCTTCATTATCCTGTACCTGTTTTCTCCAAGTTCGCTTGCCGGTGGGAAAATGACAGCTGGGTTACGCGAAGAGATGTCAAGGGTACTTGGGGTTCAGTCCAAGAGTACAATTTCCGACAATTGTGCTGATGTCGTGTTTCTGTATCAGAATTATGGAGATTTCAGTGGGGATATAGAGTATCTTTATGCCGAAATCGTAAATCGGTTAAGATTCAAAGGGCTAATCAATTAATGAGCCGGAGTTTAGTGCTCCGGCTTTTCTGTTTTCAAATGGTCAACAACGCTTTGTAATCTATCTGCATCTTTAGGATTGAAGATAAACTCGTCAAAGTCTCCATATACGCTTCGATGACCAAACACGTATTTAACAGCGTGGATAATACGTTTGAATACATTCCTTTCTGGTATTAGGTGTACACTGCAATAGACTTCCTTTTCATCCTCAAAATATGACATCACAATCTGATGTTCAATGCTGTTGCATTCACAAATAAATAGTTCTTTTTTATCCATAGTTGGTTATAACATAGTTGCAACTTGCTTTTCTACGGCTGATTTAATAAAAGCGTTTATTGATATTCCGGCTTGTTTAGCGAGAATAGCAATTTTACTATGTACCTCTGGCGAGATACGAATATTTAATGAACCGGAATAGCTTTTATGAGGCTCTATACCTTCTTCTTTGCAGTATTCTAAATAATCTTCTACTGCTTCATGAAAAGCGTCGGTAAGTTCTTTTACGCTTTCACCTTCAAAATTTACAAGTCCATCAATGCCTTCTATTTTCCCAAAGAAGACATTATCTTTTTCGCTAAATGCGACTGAACCGATATAGCCTTTATATTTTAATGTATTCATATAAAACCTCCTTATTTTATAAATCCTGCTTCTGTCAAATCATTTAGTACTTGCTTCATGGCATAAGACTTGATTATGTTTCCGGGGTGTGGCTTATGTAACATGATAGGTCTTTTGTTCCCATTCTTGTATATAACCCTTGACCCAGAAGTCTTTCCTTTGTCGGATTTCACATATCCGAAAATGAATAGCAGTTTTTCCATTTCGTCAAATGTGAAGTCTTTTGGCTGGTTCTTAAACCGTTCTATTAATTTCTCTTTCGTACCCATGCCTTTGATATTTTTACAAATGTAACTATTTTATAGTTGCAAAGCAAATGATTTAATGTTTTTCTTCAATTGCTATCACTATTTTCTTTAGTTCCTCTATTGTATTCGCTTTGTAAAAGTCTCCTTTGTACTGGATAAGGGCGGTGAGTTCACCTTCTCCGGTTACTTCTTCATACAGTCTATTTATAGGAACGTTGATAGCATCGGCAATATCAGACAATGTGTTTATTGTAGGATTGCCTTTTTCTATAATACCGTGGAGTGATTGCTTTGATTTTCCAATCTTATCTGCTACAGATTGAACGGTAAAACCCTGTTCTTTTATTGCTTCTTTGATTCTTAGTTTCATGGTTACTTATTTTAAATGCAAATATACTTCATTATATATTGTGGTAAAACTATATATGTACTAATAAAGGTTAAAGTCAAAATAAAAATGACTTTTTCTTTGTGAAGTAAAAATATAGTTTTACTTTTGCATCGTCAGAAACGAAGTAATAACAATTAAAAGATATACGATCATGGCAACAAAGAAGATTGATGAAAAGAAAACATTGAAGTATGCAGTAGCATTCTACTTCTGTACATCAGGTAAGATAAACTTCATGTTAGGCAATAAAATGTATCAGCATATAAATACTGTTTATGACCAAAGAGAAGATGGTAGAGGTTTCAATACCTGTGAAGTCGTTTATAATTACAAGGCTCAAAAGTACGAGGTTCTGAATGTAGATACAGAGATAGGCAACAAAGAGATTACGATATTATAAGTTTAACCAGCAGGGCGAAAGTCCTGCGCAACAAAAAAGAATATGACCAAGAAAGAATTAATTGCAGCACTTGCAAATGTAAATGATGACGCGGTGGTATTGTTTGGCACGAAAGAAATTCAGTTTTTCGGTGCATTTGCTA